TCACTTCGTTTCATCACTTGTTCCATCGGTTTCCTCCTTCTTTAAATCTATATCCTCAACTTTTTCAGTTGTTGATACCTTTTCGGTCTGATTGACTTTTCCTAATTGGTATTTATTAGCAACTTTGATGTCAATCGTATCAGCAGTTACTCTATATGTTTTACCTAATCCATCAGGCAATGGTGGTTGACCTATCATTTCTCTACATTCATCAATATTAAGTATGCCTTGTCTTATTGCCACACTAAATAATGATGTCTTTGCTTGTAATGTTGAAACTGAAAGACTAAAATAATCAAATTCAATTCTATTGCCAAAATAATATTCATTTTCAGTAAATAGCTTGTTTGTAAATTCTTCTTCAAATTGTCTTGCTAATGGCTTTATTGTTGTTGAAATAAATATCTCCATTTCAGCTTCAGATGCTTTGTTGTTTATAATGTTTTCGTTAATTCCAAAATAATTATAAACAGTATTAATTACCATTTGCATTAAGTCTTTGTTTACATCGTTTTCTTGCCAATTAATAGGTGTAATATTCCACATCTTATCAAAGTAAACAAGTCCTTGAACATTAGAATCAAAGTTTGCTTGAACATCATCCATTGTTCCTTTTCTATCTTTTTCTTTAAGTTGACCTTGTCCTGTTTGATTGCTTTGAAGTATTGCTCTTGGCTTTTTAGGATTTGCAACATTTACTATTTGCTCTCCTAAGCTTTTAATGACTGTTTCATAAAGTCCAAGATTATTTTTAGCACCACCACTTAAAGTGCAGAACCTACTTAAATAAATAATGTTGTTTAGATTATATCTTTTCTCAATATTTTTATTTTGGTCTAAGAACTTAACATAACCAACTGTGTGTGTTGAATCTGTTTCAAACTCAAATCTTTTATTTGGTAATGGATATAATGACTTTAAATCGCCAGAAGTTAAATCAAATATTGGTTCAATAAAACAATTATTATCAAGAAGTAGTTTTGTTATTACATTCTTCATGAATTGTGTTTTATTCTGTAAAGGATTTGGTTTGTAGTTTAATATTCTTTCAGTTGTATCACTTAAATAGGTTGTATAATCTGTCCTTTTATCAATTCTCTTATGATAAATTGGTATTGTGCTGAATATATCACTTATTTTCTCAATAGCAATTCTTACTTCAGGAATGTCATATATTTGATTGGCATAATTCCATACAAAATACTTCCAATCTCCACCATAATAATTGCTGATGATACTTCTAATTTGTTTTTGCTTTTTACTTCTTCTAAAAAAGTCAAATAAACCCATTAGACCCCACCTTTTCCTTATTTATTCATTATTATATTTTTATAACTAACATAAATTTATTGTTTTGTCAAATATTTATGACACCTTTTTTAATACCAAAATAAATCTCCAATAGAAGAGTCCTTATAAACTTCTTTTGCTCTATTAAATGCAATTTCACAGTTATAAACACCAATGCAACCATCTATGTGTCCGTTCGACTTAAGTTTTGACACACTAAGTTTATTGTCATTATCACTAACAACTTTGACATTCCAAAAACAATAAGGCAAAAGTTTGTTATTTTCATCAATAATATATTTATTAAGTTCAAACATTGTTCTAGCAACTCTAATAGCTGGATCAAGACCTTTTCCTTGATAGCATGGTGTTAAAATCCCATCATCTCTGCTTTCAACCCTATTTTCTTTATCAAATTCAACCTTTTCGTGATTAAAGCCATTTTCAATCATGTCATTAACCCAATAATTTGCCATTGCTCTATCATAACCAATCTTTAAGAAGTTAATTTTAAATTCATCTCTTAAAGTAACAAACCATTGTGTTACATATCTATAATCAACTGTTGTGCCTTGATTTATAATAACAACTCTTGAACAAATTTCATTATCAGATTTCATTTCAGTATACATTTGATAGTCTTGTTTGTCTTTTTTGCTATTCTTATCTAAACAATCTTGAGCTATAAAATATGCTTGTAAGATAATTGACTTTCCATCAGGCAATAGTATTTTAGCTGTTGCATTGCATAAGTCAGTAGTAGATGATAAATCGACTCCACCTGTAGCATATGTATCATAAAACATTTCTTTTCTAACTTTTTGCATACACTTCTTAATGTCAATCATATTATAGAAAGACATAACTGCACCAACTTGCCTATTAAGATGCTTAGCTACAAAAGATGCTAATGCTACTGGGTCTTTTTTTGCATCATTAAATTGACTTTTTAACCAATCAATATTTGGTCTGCCTTCATCCATAGCTGGATTTGCTTTTATCCATTTTGTTTGGTCATCTATGTCATCTTCTGGGTCTATTCCATACATTAAAGCAAATGTCCTATCATTTTCTCCGTATTTCTTTTTCTCTAAGTATTGTAAATTACCATTATATAATCTTTCATACAAACTGTCAGGAATAATACCAGCTGTGCTTATTACAAGCGATAAAGGTTGCTCTCTTGCACCTTGACCTGTAATTTTACTATCATATAACTCGTGTTTTGTAACTTCGTGAACTTCATCTGCAATAATTAAATGGTTGTTGTCGCCATCGTTTCCCTTAGTCTTTCCACTAACATAAGTAAATACACAATCCATGCCATTTTTATCTTTACAATAAATTTCATCAGCACAAGTATCTTTATTATATCTTTTACCAAAAAACTTCATTAAGGCTTTGCTTGTTTTCATACTTTCATATACAGTCTTAAAAAGCCTTGATGCTTGTTCTTTATTTTCAGCCATAACTCTAACTTCAGAACCATTTTCTTTATCAAATCCTAAAAACCATAAAACAAATGCACTAGCCAAAAATGACTTACCCCATTTTCTTGATACAAATATATGGTTTTGCCTAAAATACCTTAAAAACTTTTGTTTCTTTTCATCATATACCTTAATTCCAAGAACACAAGCTATATCAAATTTTTGTGCATCATCAGGTTCAAATGGTTTACCTGCCCATTCGCCTTTTTGATGAGTAAAGAAATGACAAAACTTTTCAAATGCTATTGGGTCTGCTTCTTTATAATAAATGTCTTTTCTTTTAAGCAATTCTTCAATAAGTCTGCATTGATTTTTTATATTCTTATTAAACTTATGTGGGTATCGCTTAACTTTTTCAATATAATCAGTAATCCAACTTAACATATTTACTCCTAATCATTTCTGTCAAATAATGATTTTAATTTTTCCATTTCCTTATCCATTTTACTCTTAGTTGCTTGTATGCCTTGTTTTGCTCTACCCAAAGGACTTATTCCAAGTTGGTCTAAGTATTTAGTCATGATTAAACTAAAGTCTTTTTTTATTTGATACCATTGATTAACTTTTAAAGCTGTTTTTGCATCGCCATTTCTATCATAACTTCCAGTCTTAACTTCAACATACATTGTTCTATTCTTATCCCATTGTTTACAAGCATTATCATATTCGGCTTTTGCTTTACAATAAACTTCCATAACCATTATGTCTGCATCACTAACATATCCACCATGAGTTCCTTTAATGATTTCAACTAAATGATTCCATATTTTTAATTCATCTTTACTTAATGATTCAGGTGCAACAAAGTCTTGTTTCTCATAAATTGGTGTAGATTTTTCCCTTATCTCTTTATGTTCTTTTGTTTCATGATAAACACTTTGGTCTATAACTACTTTTGGTCGCCTTCCTGCCATATTACCTCCTTTACAAATTATTCCAATCTCTTAAAAACTTTTGAAGTTGTGAATCTCTGTTGTGCATTTCTTGATGATGTGCTGGACACAATAAAATCAAATTATCATAATCAAATCGCTTACTCCAGTCATCTTCAATAAAAATTTTGTGATGAACTTCCCTGCCTTCCATAACAATTTCTTCTTTTAAACATAATTCACATAAACCATTTGCATCATAAAATTTTCTGTTTCTTAAATTTTTCCATTCAGGACTATTATAAAAACTCGTGAACTTTTCGTGATAGTTTAATTTCTTATTTTTCATATTCTACTTCTGTTAATTTAACTTCTAAAATACAAACATCAAAAACTATAATCAAATCTAAATATTTTTTGTGTGCTTCTTCAATATCTTTAAAACAATAACAATATTCCATATTATCAGCCCAACAGTTATGATAATCATAAAATAATTTTCTTTTCTTATCAAAAATTACATAATATTTTCCTGTAACTTTATTTGCCATATTTTCTCCTTATCTTAAAAGACTTTTAATAACTTCATTTCCTTTCAAAAGACTTCTCTTAACATATTAACATTTTACCATTTTTCGAAAAAGTTTAAAGAAGGA